TTTTCCAAAAAGAGGTATCCCATTTTTATACCAAATAAAAGTAAGCGGCGGTGATGCAGATGGGTCTACTTTTGCTTTTATAACAATATCATCGCCAACATAAGCATCTAATTCTACACTATACAGGTCTCCTTCTAAAAGCCAAAAATTATTCTTAACTTTCGTAAGAGTCCATTGTGACCCCATAGATTTAGTTCTAAAAGCGTTATCTGGATTTAAAATAACAACTCCAGGTCTTGCATCTATTAAAATAGTACCATCAGTTAAACTGCTGCCATAAATAATGGCACCACTTTTAAAAATTTCTTTTATCTCATATGGAACGACTATCTTAGCAATACTATTCGCTCTAGATACTACATTTAATAATGTTTGTTGATCTCTAAAAGATAATACATACTCTTTATCAACAAAAACTGTTTTGACGCTTGTTATTTGAGAGTAGCAGGTTGAAGCTACAAACATTACCGCTGTTATTAAAAACAGCTTCATTTTATCCCTTAGTAATTATAATCTTAACGTTAGAAGGAGCTACGGGAACAATAACAACTAAAGTAGCATTATTACTGTCGCTTGATCCAATTGTGTTAGATGCAACAACTTTATAAGTTCCAGCGTCTGTTGTTTGGATGCTATTAAAAACTATCGATGTGCCTGTTGCAACTTGAACATTATTTTTGAACCAAGTATAAGTAATCGGCGCAGTTCCATCAGCAGTTACACTTAGTGTTACTCTGGTATTTGTGAATACTGTTTCAGATACGTCGGGATTCGGAGGAGTCTGGGCGCTAAGTCCAAACGAGAATGCAATTAAAAACAAGACCGAGAATAATAATTTCTTCATATATATCCGTTTACACAAAAGCCCACGTTTTACCGTGGGCTTCGAACTAAGTACTTTTACTTAGATTAATCTCTACTTGGCCACATTCCTTGAGTGCAAATAATTTGTCTTGGCAAGCCAAGCTCTGCCCAATCAACTTTTCTCCCGTCTTTGGTGGGACGAAGATCAGGAATTTTAAATGTCGATCTGCCATCTCCTCCGTACATTGTACCAAGAATGGCAAAAAGTGCTTGATTGTCTCTGATTTGAAGCTCTCTACCATCACAGTTCATGTAATAGCGTGGAGCGAAATTTCCAGCAAACGTGGAAATTGAACCTATGCAGTCGTCTCCTTGTGTCATATCTAATAATAATTTAAGTTTTTTAATATACTTACTCTATGATAACTCTTGAAACATCATTTTCATCCCATTTTGTTTCGTTCATAGAGCCTTCGTTCTTCTTCTTTTTGCGGCTAAATTGAGAATAGCAAATCGCCGCTCTTTGTTTTTGATTTGGATATTCCTTCAGCATAGTATCTGAAGACATACAGGATGCAATAAAGTCATCCTCTTCTTGATTTTTTTTAGGTGTTGGTAATGGCATAATTATTTTTTAGTTGATATTGAAGTTGATCCTTTTTGTACGGTTACTTTTTCTCCATCAACCGTAACGCTCATTGGTTCTCTAGACTCTTCTAGATTTTTAATTAAAGAATTGATAATAGAAATTTCTGGTTTTTCTTCTTTTTCTTTAGAAGATGTGATGCCAGCTAACATTGTTATAAGGGCCATTGCTGCGGTAGAAACTAATCCTATAACAGCAGGAAGTGATTCTTTTGGCAGGAAGGCGCTAGATAAAACTCCAACAATAACCAATATAACTATACAAGGAATAGCTACTTTGCCGATAAATTTGGACGCTACATCTTTAGCCGAAGATTGAGCTTCTATTTTTTTAAGTTCTATTTCTGACTTAGCTTTAAGAACATCAACATGTTCTTCTAGTTCTTTTTCGTTTAATATCATGGCGCTTGTGGTTGTATGTATATTTACACCATAGATAATAAAAAACCCCCGATTTCTCGGGGGTTTAGGTTAGCGGGAGCTTGTGTATCTTGTGCCTTGAAAGGTAACGGCCTTAACCTGATTCTTTGCGAATCGACGATTGCGGCCAGCATTACGATCCTCTACCGTGATCATTGTAGAGCCAAAGTTTACAAGACGAGCATTGATTACCTCATGAGAGGTCTCAAGACCGAAAAAACGACCAGCTGTACGGCTAATCGTGTTGAGCGCGCGATTTGAATTAGTGTTATTCATATTTATGATTTCCACAAATAATAGAAGTCTCTGATTAATTTGTCAAGCTGTTTTTCGACAAAAAGTTTATCAAAAATTTTATTGTAAAAAAACTCTGACTTGTTAATCCAATATTTTAGTTTAGGTGGATTTCTCAAACCAAAAGTAATATATTCGGAAGTGATTTTTGAATTGAAGTAAGCAAAGTTAAATAAATTTGAGACATCTTTATTAAGCAATAATTTATCATATGTATTCTTAGGTAAGGTCTGACAAATTTCTTCAAAGGTTTGATTTGAACAATTCAAAGTTTCTTTAGCTAGCAAAATATCTAAGTATATATTTGCATTAGCGGAGTACTCAAAATTAATAAATTTAATATCAGTGCCAGTGTAGATTATGTTTTCTGGACATAAATCAAAATGGCACAATCCACAATCTTGTGGATCTGGCTTATACATTTTTTTAAATACCATCTTGGCCGTAGAAAAAAGCTGAATTACTGGATACTTTTTTGCAACCATCATTGCTTCTCTAGGTAAAAAAGAATCAAATATTTTAATCGTTTGATCTTCCTCTTTTGTCTTAATAGAGTGCATTCGTTTTAAATCTCGCAAGAAAGTATCTTGAAGCTTTAACTTACGATTTAAAGGATAATTAGATATATCCGACAAAAACATTCCTTTCGGCACTTCAAAACAAAGAAATTTAAATTCATCAGAATCATTTGACGAACAAATTATTTTAGGATGAAAATCGTAGTTATTTTTCGAAAGCAGATCCCAAGAATTGGGAGTATCGGGAGATAAATTTACTTTTAATAAAAATGGCCTATCATTACCTGCGATTAAATAACAATCGTAAATAGGATGAACTTCGTACTTCTTGCATAGACGAATTTCATGCCCAACTTTATTCTCTATAATTCTTTTTGTAGAAGACAAAAACTCTTCTTCTATAGGAAGAATGTCAACTTCATTTTTTACAGACTGCAAGTAATTTCTTTGTTTTTCCATTTAATTTTAATTCGTTATTTTCAACGAATACCTTTATTGAATTATAATTATTGGAACAAAGAATATCAACAATCTTAGTCTTTATTTCGTTTTCTACAAAAAATACAATCTTTCTGGCACCTGTTTGCGAACTTCTCGTTTGATTTAAAATAAATTCATACACTTCTTTAGAGAAGGTAACGGAAGTCCCTTTGCTTTTTAAAGATTCTTTTATTTGATTAAGTTCAACATCAATTATCTTATTCAGAGAATCGTCCGAAAGTTGATCGAATATAATTATGTCATTAAGTCGAGCCAAGAATTCTGGTTTGAAAAACTTTTTAAGATTATCCATCACGATGTCTTTTTGTGGAGCGGGGTTGGACACCGCACCAAACCCAATTCTTTTATTGTCGGCAAATTGAAATCCGACATTGCCGGTCATTATGATGATAGAATTTTTAAAGTTTAATTTATTACCAGTGGAATCAGTTACTTGTCCGCTATCCATGATCTGCAAAAGAATATTTATTACGTCTGGATGAGCCTTCTCTATTTCATCAAACAAGAATACTGAAGACGGGTGTTTATCGAGATGAGTCCAAAGAACATTCGCTGAACCGTAACCAACATAACCTGGAGGAGATCCTATTAATTTAGAAACAGAATGTGGCTCCATAAACTCTGACATATCTATAACGCAAAGATTGTCTTCGTTGCCAAATGCTTGTTTAGCTAAAGTTCTAGCTAAATGAGTTTTACCGGAACCAGTTGGGCCAATAAACATGAAATTCCCAAGCGGTCTATTCGATTTAGAAAGCCCAAAAGAACTGCGTAAAACACAGTCAGAAATCTTTTTTAAAGCTTCGTCTTGGCCGAAGATATGCTTTTTTAAATTAGGCAAGATGTTTTTTATTCCATCGTTGTTAGATTCTACATCTATAATTTTACCAATTTTATCTGACAAAGCAGCATAAACATCTTTGGTTTTTACTTTAAACACTTTACCTTTTACTGACTCAACCCACTCATCGTATTTCAATTCGTAATCTTCAATTATTTTAGGCAAATGATTTTCTTTAACATCATCTGGCGCAAATTTCTCAAATTGAATAATTAGCCTTTCTGTGTTTTTGATATCATTTGGACGAGAGAAGCAGCGAATTTTAACTTTAGCGCCAACTTGATCCATTAAATCAATCGCCTTATCTGGAAATCTTTTCGACGGCATGTACTTGTCGCACAAAGAAATAACTTCATTGATGACCGCATCGGAATACTGAACCATGTGAAACTTTTCGTAAAATCCTTTTAAGGACTTTAGAATTTTAAATGTTTCTTCTTTGCTCGGTTCTTTTATGAAAACTGATTCAAATCTACGATTCATCGCCCCGTCTTTTACAAAGATATTCTCATACTCTTTTTGAGTAGTCGCTGCGATAAAAGACATATCTTCGGAAGTAAGATAGGGCTTTAAAATATTAGCTGCGTCCATTGATCCAGCATCGTTGCCCATACCTATGACATTATGAATTTCATCAACAAACACGATAGTGTTTTTCATGTTCTTCAACTCGTTCATGACCTTTACTAAACGTTCTTCAAACTCTCCGCGTAATTTTGTACCAGCAATTAAAGCAGATAAATTAAGACTGATGATTTTTTTATTAAGCAAAAATTCTGTACAATTACAAGATACAATATTATTAGCGAGCAAACCAACAACAGCACTTTTGCCGACACCGGGTTCACCTATGAGAATGACATTTCTTTTTTGCTTTCTGCAAAGAATTTCTGAAATTTGAGCTACTTCTTTTTCCCTAAAGAAGATATTCTCAAAATCTCCTTGCATAGCAAGTTCATTAAAATCAGTATAATATGCCGAGGTCTGATTGTCGGATTGACCTTGATTCTTTTGATTTATTGGTCTTTTGACCGGATTAGATAGCATCTTGCATTCTTTTTCTACCTTATCCGCCAAGAATGCAACGTCAACTCCGTTATTTTTAAAGAACTTTTTGACGCTAGATGAATGACGTAAAATTGATAAAAATAAATGCTCTACTCCTGTATAGTTTTGCTTAAACGAGCTAGATATCTTATAAGATTCATTTATAATTAATGTAGCGCTTGCGCTATAAGGAATATTTTTTCCAGAAATCTTTTTCTTGCCAGACGGTAATATTTTAGAAAGAGCAAGGATAACATCCTTAACCTCAATAGATAATGATTGAAATACAAGATTAACAATCATTGAATCGGAAAACAAAACTGAATGCAGCAGAAAATCGTCAGTAATTTCTGGAAAATTATTTTCTGCACAACGCTCTCTAGCAACGTCTAAAGCTCGTTTTACTTTTGGAGTAAAGTTTACGTCTTGCACTGTATTCATTTTACACTTAACTTTCGATCTGAGATAACTTTGTGTATATCTTTTCTGTGAGGATTGTCAAGCCATTTAGAAAGATTGAATCATCGGCCTTTGAGCCATAGAGGACAACGATATCGTCTTCTTTAGGAGTCTTGCCTCCACCCTCGTAATATTGGGTAAACTTATCGTCCCTGCCTCCATCAGTTAAACGGCAAGTCATTTGACCATACTCATCAGAAATTTTAACTAATAAATATGGACGACCAGCGCGGCTGACCTTTTTACGAGCCTCTTTAACTATACCAACCATCTTTACGTTTTGGCGCAAATCAACCTGAGAAACCTCATAAGTATTGTGAAGCCTGTCTTCTCCATCATTAAAAACTTCTTTTAATTTGTGGGTATAGCTATATCCGAGAAGACGTTTTTCAAAAAACCAGTTAGCGAACTTCTCATATTTTTTATTCATATCATAGATCTTCTTATAAGGTTCGTACTTATTTTTAAATGTTTCAAAACGGCTTTCTTTCATAAACGGCTTACCATCATCTCCAACAGATTTATTTTTAACCAAATCAGCAATAGTATTTAGTACATCATGGTCATATTTGGGAGCAACAAGTTTAACGTTACGCTTTTCTCTATCTGTTAAAACATTGTACGTCTGAGCTTCAAGTACAAGACGGCAGCGCTTTTCGCTGAAGCTAGAAAGAGTACCTGCTTGAATCAAAGATGATAAAACGCCAATATTCACACCAGCTTCTTTAGCTCCATCAAAGCAATCGATCTTGTTTGCAAATTCTTCTTGTCTAAACTCAAGCAAATGAGTTAGTACTTTATCAGATACTCCTTTAATGGCATTTAAGCCAAATCGGATATTGTCGCCTTCGATTTCAAAATCAGCTTTTGACTTGGAAAGATCTGGCGGCAAAAGCCTGATGTTAAAGAATGAAAGCTCTTGTGAGATTGCTTCAATTTCTTCATGCGGATTTGGCTCATGCTTTGAAGATCTTAGTAAAGCCAAAAAGAATTCTTTTGGATGATTAAATTTAAGATAAGTAGTTAAAGCAGAAAGAGTAGCATAAGAAACGGCGTGAGATGCATTGAAAGAATAATTCGCACTATCTTCTGCAACTTTCCATAGAACATCAGCAACTGCTGCTTCTAGGTTATTAGAAGCGACTTTTTCTCTGATTTTCTGCTGCCAAGCTGGCATCTCGCTGACTTTCTTTTTGCCAACAATACGACGTACAGTCTCAGCTTCATCAAGAGTAAATCCAACCTTAACGATCATCTTCATCAATTGTTCTTGGAAGATTGGAATGCCTCCAGTAACGCCAAGAATGTCATCAAAGAAAGGATGTACCGATTGGAATTGACCAGTGGCAACATATCTTGCGTATTGATCTAGGAAGTCTAAAGCACCGGGACGAGCAAGCGAAAGAACGCACGCTAGTTCAAGCATGTTTCTTGGCTTCACCTTTTTGCAAACATGAAAATTTGTGTTGGCTTCGATTTGGAATAGGCCCTTGGGATTAGATAGGTCTTGTAAGAATTTATATGTAGACGAGTTATCGAAATCAAGATTCTTGAAATCTAAGCCAAGTCTTTGGCAGGTATCATAAACAACAGTCAAAGTTCTCAGCCCAAGGATATCGAACTTAACGGTAATTTCTGACACGTTGTTCATATCGTAGGCAGAAACGATCTCGCCATCGCCTGTCTTTTGCAATGGCATAATATCTTCATTGTTATAATATGAAATAGAAATACCAGATGGATGAACTCCAGTATTCTTATTCAGTCCCTCAATCTTCTTGGCTATCTTATAAATCTTTGGATTCTTGTCGCAAAAAGCTTTGAACTGCTCGCTCTCTTCGTAAGCGTCTTTCAAAGCAAACACCTTGCCGAATTGCTTAGGGATAATATCGCTGACAGCATTAACTTCGTCCTCCGACATCTCTCCCACAATCTTACCGCACTCTTTAATACACAGTTTACCAGTAAGAGTATTCATGGTAAGAATCTTACAAGTCTTACCGGCGTACTTCGTTTTAATATAATTAATAACGTCCTGACGCTTTGAGAATTCAATGTCATTATCAACGTCAGGCATCAACGATCCGTCAAGGTAGGTTATGCCATCTACAACAATTTTTTTGGCGCGACTCTTTGAAACGAATCGCTCAAAGAACAATCCGTTTTTAATTGGATCTACATTGGTGACACCAATTAGAAAAAGAACCAAAGAGCCAGCCGCAGAACCACGCCCGTAACCAGTAGGAATATTATGCTCATGAGCATAATTAAGAATGTCCCAGTTAAGCAGAACGTAATCAACGAAACCAAGTTCTTCAAAGATTGCCAGTTCATATTTTGCTCGTTCATAATAGTCTTTTTT